TAACTCCCCCTCCTGGGATCGAACCAGGGACAAATTGATTAACAGTCAACCGCTCTACCGCTGAGCTAAGGAGGATTGAGAGCCTCTGACAAGATTTGAACTTGCGACCTGAGCTTTACAAAAGCCCTGCTCTACCACTGAGCTACGGAGGCATTTTATCATACTCTTTCTTCGTTTTGAAGTAGAGTTTATAGTAGGGTTTTTTCATTTCATCAAGGATTTTCATATCCTCTTCAAAACCCATCCACTTACAAAGTTGATAGGATCCCTCTAACTCACTAATTAACCTTAGTATGTTAGCAGGATGCCTTTCAAGACCACCAAAGTCATATTTACCCATGTGCTGTTAAAGTCCATCCGTGACTATAGGAGTAGAGAGACTTGAACTCTCACGAGCATATTGCTCAACAGATTTTAAGTCTGGTGCGTCTACCGATTCCGCCACACTCCCATCGGGGTTGTAGATTGGAGGATGAAATGCACAATACTCATTGAATGTGATTTTCATTTCCTTCTCAGTAAGGTTAGCATTTTTTGCTGCCTTTGGCAAGTTCCATTTTGCTGACCAAAGATTTTCCATTGATTCGCGGGTTTCAGGTCTCATAGGTACTTAGGATAAACTTGATAAACGTAATCTTTGGGTTGTAGATTGTATCTAGTGATTTCTTTTAAGGCATGTTCATGACAAACAAACCAGCATAATCGTTTTTGTTTTTTTATTTCCAGACGATAGGGAAATGTTTTATGAGGAAATAGTTCTTGCTTACGACTATTTTTGGGTTCAATAACTTTCTTTCGTGATGTCGTCTTCTTGGATGAGTTCGTTGTACCAGAAGTCTTCGATGTCTTCTTGGGTTGCTTCGGAGATGCCAGTTTCTCCAGATTCTTTTTCAAATTCTGCTGAGTCTTGACGGAGGCACTCGTCGAAGAAGTTTTTGAAGTCTTCTTCCGTCCAGTTGTTGAGGATGCTTTCAATCGGGTCGTTTTCGTCCCATTCGATTTCGAGTTTGCCATCAGGCAGTTCTTTCACGTTCATGTGTTACCTCAGTAATTATACCACGAGTAAAGGTTAAAAAGCAAGATGGAAATGGTGCGTAGTAACAATCCCATTTGGCAGGAAATACTTCTACTACACCATTCCAGTAAATTGGTTTGACTTTACCATGATTGCCATTGGCAACATATGAAGTAAAATCTTGATTGAAATCTTGTGTATGTGAGTAATCAACTTCATACAGTTTACCTGTAGGGTCAATCCAATAATCATACATCATACACTCCAAATCTTTTGTTTGGAGGTCTTTTCTGTTGTAACCTGGTCCTAAATCAAAAGAAGACCGAACAGTGTCGTACAATCCCATTAAAGTCATCCCTCCTTCTTGAATAGTTTACGACACTTTTTGACTTCTTTGAGTTCATCCTTAATCATCTGATAGGCATCTTCAGGTGATATTTTTCTTGCCATTTCCATAGCAGTGAGAATTTCAACTCTAGTACCAAAATGTTTGAGTGCTTCCTCAAAACAATTTAGTTCTTCATACATGTTTTATTTCACGGGTTCTCTATATAGTTGCCTTTATAGAACCTAGTTTTTAATGTATCCTGAATCTATCAGATACTTACGTGTTAGTGGGGTAGGAGGATAGACTTCCCACATACTACCACCAGCACAGGCAGCAAGAGCATTCATTGTCATGTTCTCAGTTCTACCTGCCCAACCTGCTTCTGCTTCCCATGGCACAGCAGACTTAGGGTATGTACGTTCTGCTAACACACGCCAAATCATAGGAACTTCATCCTCTGGTTTGATGATAGCAATCAGACTGTTATCAATCGTGCCTGCCATACAATCTTGTGCAGCGTGCCATCCTTCATGACGCATAACCATCATCAGAGTACTAGGTTGTCCCATAAAATTCTTATTGAGAAAGAAGTTGTTAGAGACAGTATGATATACTCCACGATGTCCTGCGGGGAAATACTTCTCATCAGCAAGGAATACATTCACACCAATCTGATTGAGTGAGTGTAACATATTATGAAACTCACCAGTCACACCAGTGAATTCTTCCATGTTATCGTATTCTGATGAGATATCAAGCATAGAATATACTTTCTTGACACCATCAGTACATTCACCCAACAACATACATCCCAAGGAATGATTAGTCCTGTATTCACTCTCCATAATAGGTTCTGCCATTACAGGAGCAGCAAGACATGCTGCCATCAAAGTTAGAATAATCTTTTTCATTTTAATTAGGTTGGTCTAAAAACTGTTTGCGAAATTCTTCTACCTGGTCAATTACTTCCTCCGATAAGGGAGGTCCTGACTGAACAACTGGCGCAAGAATTACAGCAGCACCATCAGGTCTTTCGATACGCCAAACGCAACGATTGCGCTCACACATATCAACCAGAAACTCAAAGTACTTTTCTGCTTCTTCCAGTGTTACAGAGATGGGTTCGTTCATTTTACAGCAAAGCAATAGGTAATCATATCATTATCAACAATCTCTTGTATTTGAGAGATTGTTTCAGAGAAACCTTCAGCACCTATAGAATTAAAGTTCCATCGAACATCCTTCTCATAACCTTCATCATCTACGAGAGTCACCTTTCGTTTTGAGAAGTCTACAAAGATGTGTGCGAGGGCGTCGGTCATAGTTCTTTGAGTTGCTCCCATATCATAGCACAGGAAGCAACGGTTGTCAATTCAAGAAGATAGACTTACCTGAAACGCGAACGATACCCTCTGAACTGAGGTTGAGTGCTCCTAATGCGTCAATGGTGCCAACGGTACTTGAAGAGATCCTAAACAGACCTGCAACAACATCAACGTTGAATGCTCCAGTGGTAACACTACAGTTATATCCAGTTGCACCGCAGGTAAAATTAACAGGACCAGAGGGGTTAATGACATTAAATCTAGGAACTGCATCAGCAGCAGAACCTCCAGGAGTAATAATATAGTCTACAGAACCTCTAACAGAGTTAAAGATACCAGACTTAGCAGAAATTGGATTTGTAGTTGGAAAGTTAATAAAGTGATATTCCGATACAGTATTGAATTCAATGGAGTTATTGGCATTAATCATAATCTCACCGCCAGAATAACTTTGATTCATACAAGAAACTTCTAAAGATGAACCTGCAATTTTATTAGCCTGTGAAGCAAGTTCAATTTCGGATGCTTGTAATCCTAATTTACCTCCAGCAACATTAAAATCAAGGTCAGAACCAAGTCTGATAGTATGCTTTTGAATTTTTTCATTTTGTGAAGCACCATTTTTAGGTGCCACTGTTGGTGCTCCTTCAGCAGACATAAAGAATCCACCACCAACTTCAAGATGGCAATCCCCAGTAATTTTTAGATGATAACTCCCATCAATAGTACGAACATAATCACCATCAACAAGTTTGCAATCATCACCATGAACTTCTTGTGTATAGTTACCAGCATAAGAAGAGTGGTCAGCAACTAAATTACCAGTATCACCTTTACTACCTGCATTTTTCTTAACATAACTGTTATATTTTTTATCTAGTTCTTCCTGGGTGATATCAGGATTACTCTTTCTAAGTTGTCTTAAAAATTGATACTCAGAGAAAGAGGAGTTATTATAATTTACTGACGTATGAGTAGTACCATTTTCAGATTTTTTAACAGTTGCTTGACGCCCTGGAGTACCAACATGCAATTCATATGCACCATTGATAAAAGTTTTTGCCGCAGTTAAATATGGGTCTGCTTCTTTATAAAGACTATCCCAAAGACTGGCACCAGCATCATTACTTCCACAATCTCCTCTTTGTCTTCCCCTAATTCTATTAATTTCATCTAACTCAGCATCAGTACAGTGAGTGACACCAAACATAGGGAACCAACCTACAGTATCCTTTCCGCCATGTGCTTCACGATTACAACCTGACGAAAAGAAATTTAGGAAGAATGAAATCAAACCTGTGATGTTGCTGATTCCTTGTTGGATTAAGTCTGTACCTTCTTCAAAAATCTTACTTCCTTCCTTCCAGGTTTCAATGATAGCTTGTACCTGCTCGAAACCTTGTACAAGGTCAACAACAGTTGATACAACATCCTGCATGGTGTTGATAATGCTCTGGACCTGACAGATTACAGAATCGATAACATCCTGAACTCCTTGCAATACCATTTCTGCTTTACTAATAGCAGCATCCAAAAATCCTTCTACAAGACTAACAACAGAACCAATAGGGTCTGAGATATATCCCATCAACTTACTATCTTCAAGGCACAGAGCAGAAAGAATTTGTTGAATTGCTTGCTGAATAATAGTATAGATGATATATGGTGCTCCCGTAGCACCACCCAATAAACTAGCAATTGATAATTGTTCTGTAAGTTGAGAAAATTGCTGTCGTATAGCAGAAATGACTTGAGTAAATACACTACTTAAAAAGTTTTGCAACTTTGATGTAAGCATTTCTGCAGTAACTAACTTACCACTAACAACATCTAGAAAATTACCACTCTCATTCTTAACAAGACTGCCTGCAGTGTTAGCAATATCCTCAACCAGATAACTTAACTTATATTCTAAAGTTTTCCAAGGTCCACCAACACCATTACCAGCAGGAATTGGTTTTTCAGGATTTCTAGGTTTTTGTGAATTGCTAGAACTACCAGCAATTCCAGGTTGAGTACCAATATTTGCTGGTTGACCAATTCCACCAGGAGCAACAGTTTTAGAATTAGGAAGTGCTACTGAGTTATTCTGATTACCTGCTCTATGAGTAGACTTTAGAATATTTGTTTCACCAGGAGGAAGTTGACCTGCTCCAGGAGCAAGTCCTGGTTGCATTTTTTCTCCTGTAAATGCAAACTCCTTAGTATCTTGACTATCTCCGTTTTTATTTACGCGAAGAACTCCCATTACAAGAGGCATTTGTGCGCTTTCGCCATCGAGGAAAAACCCCATAACAATTGCACCAGGTTGCAACTGACCAGAACTTTCACCCTGAGAATCATTACCTGCTTGTGAAGTATGCTGCATCACTGTTGCCCAAGGTAATGCTTCTGTAGGCAAGTCTGTTGTCGTTCCTCCTCTTACATTTGTATAGTATCCAAGAACTCGAACCTTTACTCGACCCAACTCCATAGGATCTTCAACATCTTCTACTTCACCAACCCACCAGAAAAATCCATCCTTACCGACGAAATTTACTGTAGGTTCATTAATGATACCGTCAATGGTTTGCATCGATTCAATAATCTATAACATTTTTATTTATGGGCGAAGAGGGGATCGAACCCCCGACAACCTCCGTGTAAAGGAGACACTCTACCGCTGAGTTATTCGCCCATTCGGGTAAATTTGTAGAGTAATTCACTACCCCACATCATCTCTCCCTCAGAATTGTAACCTTGATCCATACTATGAAGTTTATCTCCATACAAATGAATTTCTGCTACAACTCTATAACCCCGAACACCAGTACATTCACTACCGCCAAGTTGACCGTGCCATGCATTGCCGTCGTATGTGAATATCATATCACATTTTCCTGCTCTTGTCCAGTTCAAATCATAGTTTTGAAAGTGAACTTCAGTCTCTGAAATTTTAATCGCTTTATGATATCTTTCCCTATACGGGTTATCTGGTCCATCAGATCTATAATAATTTTTGGAGTGATATCCATCGCCCATTTTTTCCCAAAGTATCTCGACTGTAGAATACTTAGTGGGTTGACTTTGTGCTTGATGCCTATTAGACCAATGACCTAGGATAAAGTCATCAATCTTCATAGACTTTACACTCAGGTTCGGATGGATTGGAATCGCAAAATAGTTCTAATGGGGAAGGGTCGTGATGATCACCTGCTTCAATCTCTGCCTTGTGATGCTGCACATAGTCTTCCAACTCATGCAATTCACCTTCAATGTGACGACGTTGATTAGGTGATGTTAGTGGGTTGTCAAGAATTTCCTTGTCAACTTTGATGTGCTTTTCGATACTTTCCATAATTGGTTATTAATCTTCATAATTTTATTTATTGACGAATAGAATCCTTTAGTAGCATAAGTTCTGTTGTCATGTTATTTCCCAGAATTTTATGCGTCAACCCAGCTATTATATATCGTCCACTGTATTTTTTATCAATCTTTGTTTTATTTCCAGATTTGGCAGTGCTTGGTAATGTGATTTCAATACCATGACCTGCATACAAGTCTAAATTGCCAGGAATACTAATTTGAAGTTTCAATGTTTTTAATGCTTCAATCCTCATCCATTGATATGCTTGAAGTTCAACTAATTGCTCATAGGTAGCACCTTTAGTATCAGTATCTTTTTGGTCAAATATCTGATTGGGCATGATACTATAGCGGACTCTTTTTGGATATTTTATCATTTCTTGAATGCCTGTATCCATTGCTTCAAGAGGATTTGCATTCTGACCTCCTTTGAGGTGAGACATCTTTGACCACATTTCAAAAATAGAATATCTATACGCATCTCCTGATAAATCTGTACTTGCGCCCATTTTAGAAGTAGATACTGTAACAGGATCTAATCCAATGCTAAATCCTGACCATGCACCATGTCGCAATCCCATCAAAAAGTTTCTCTCTTCAGGAAAAACAACAGTATCAATTTTGAATTGGTCGGCAGATTGATTAGAACTGGTTCTCTTGGGGATATATTCGTACCGATATAATCTTGGTTCTGCAGAATTATAGTTTGTTTTCTTTGATGGTGATTGAGAGTTTACATCATCAATCATTTTATCAATAGACTTATAATGAAATCCAAATGCATTCTCAAAGAATACATATCCACTTTGTAATGAGTTTGCTGAATTACCCGCACGAATAGAACGATTACACATCCAATAAATGCAATCAAATGGTCTCCAGTTAGGAATTATATAATCATGTGCATTCAAAGTATCTTCAATAAAAATTTTCTTGTTTGTACCTAAGAATCTAGCACTTCTTAGTAATAACTTTAAAACATTTGCTGCTTTAGTGTCTTTGTTAAAAAGTACCGTTGTATTACCAAATACATTAGTGATTTCATTTTTAATATACTCCTCAGATGCCATACTCACAATATAGACATCTGTGCTTTGACTCACTCTAGAACGAGATTCAATGTTATATGAGCGAAGATAATATGTGAAATTTGAAATTGATCCTTGAATCTGCAACTTAAAAATTTCAGAACCTGTCAAGGAACCAATCAATCCTGCAGAGTCATTAATAACTACTCTTGCTTCTAGAGTTGCAGATGTGATACTTTCAAATATCTCTATAGCAGTAACAAATTCATTCAGGTCTTTACCACCATCAGCATTGGTGATATCTGCACCATCTCTGTTGATAACTAATTTATATTGTACTGATCCAGATTCAGACCTTGGTAATGCCATTAGAGAATGCCCTTAAGTGGGTTGTTAAAAGAATTTAGTACTGCTGCAGTTGTTTTAAGAATTGCACCACCACCTCCACCTACAAGAGCAGGGGAAGAATTTGTTGACTGTGCCTTTTGAATACTAGACTGGGTTGCCATCTGTGCTTGCTGAACTTGCTGCATTACAACTTGATTTTGACCAGTAGCAGCACCCATTATAGAAGATGCTAGTTGCCTAGAACTATTTAATACAGTTTGTTTTGCTGCGTTTCGCTCTTGAGTTGCTTTTTGTAAAGCAGAAGAATCTCTATAAGTTTCTCCACTAGTGCCATATACACCACTATATGGAGCATAGGATTCAGACTCTCTATTAAAAGGATTTGCGCCCCTACCTGTTAAATCATCAAACAAGTTTCTTTTTGCTGCGCCTCCAGTCGCTGCAGCATCTCTAGTATCATGACCACTTGGAGTTGTTCCAGTACCAGTTTCAGATATTTTTCCAGATTGTGATCCAGTGAAACCAGGAATACCAGCAGCAGATTTACTTTTACTTCTTTGTTGTGCTCCACCACCAACAAACCAACCAAAGAAGTTATTTGGCATGTTGCCTTTTCTTCTTACATCACCTTTATTGAAGTCAGGAACTTCATTGCCGCCCATAAAGTCAGTTCTACCACCAACAAACGACGCTGCTTTCTTTTGCAACCCTTTATTCTGCAATGCCTTAGCAACTCTTTTTACATAAGAGACTGGTTTCCCCATTGCTCTAGCAGCAGAATCAGCGTCTTTAATTGCGTGCCATTCTGCATTTGGTTTTCCAGTAACACCTGCTTTAGGATATTTCCAGGTGGGTTCATATTGCATTCTTCCGAGAAGATATCCCGAAATACTTCCGTTGATTTGATTGAAATTGACTCCTGATGCTTTTCTATTGTAGACAGATTGAGCAACGTCTGCCCAACCTTGAGCATCATTATCTTCAGTACCAGCAACAGCAGCCAGGGTCCAGAAATCTTTACCCTTACCCATACCGCCACCACCACCGCCAGTATTTGCTGAAGACTCGCTAGGCGTCGTAGCAGCAGGGGGTGCTTGTGTTCCACTACCCAAACCATCAAAGTCTGTCCTTCCGCCCGTCATGGCATCAACAGCACCCTGCAATTTACTAAAGAACCCTCTTTGAGGTCCTGGTCCCATTGCCCCATCATCATGATGATTCTTTGGTTTCGATCCAGATGGTCTATTACCACCAAGGATTCCCATTTGCTGCTTAATCATAGCGCGAATCTTAGGACCACCCGAAAGATGGGGTTCGCCAGCATAAAGTCTGGATAAATCCCAACGATAATGACTGCCGTTATTGCGGTTATACCAATTTGGATAATCTCTATATTCTTCAGCGTGTGTTCTTACTTTCTTATCCGTGATGTCTGACGGTTTCCATCCCCAATTCAAAGCAATGGAAGCAGATTCCTTTGCCATACCTTTGTACTGGTTTGGAGTAATTGCTTGAGAACCAAAACTAGAACCGTTTTCATTATTAGCAGTTGACATACCAGCAACACCAATTGCTGCAGACTGACTTTTATTTCTTCCGTAAGTATGGTGGGGTACACCAGTTGCACCATACTTTGCTCTACGAACAGGTTTTCCACTAGAAGGAATATAAGTGTGATATCCATATCCATTATTAAAGTTTGTACCATCCCTATGTCCAGCACTCCAATGTAAGAAGATTTTCTTATTGGCATTATCTCCCTGAGTATTAT